TGATTACGGGAACGTCTAACGCCCCTATTATTAGTGCGTCTTCTACTTCTACTAACCCCGTGCGAAATACAACACGCCAGACGCTAAGTTATACTATCCCAGACCCACCCAGCACGGGATATGTATTAAACAATACCACCCCCGCCAATCCCCAGACCGTATTCACCATTACCCTTCCATCTGCTTACACGGGTTGTAATAACTTCACTTTCTACATAGGGCAACTTACTACAACTGCTTCTACCACATCTGGAGTCGCTCAGAACTTCCTTATCTACCCCAGCAATACTCTGAATGGTGATTGGAGTATCTTAGAAGGTGCGATGGATTTCTCCGTTTCCACGGCAAACCCCAGTAGCACCACTACGAATACACTGAATAATGTGGTATGGAATTGGACTCCCACTGGCGGTCTAACGAGCAATAAGATATACATCAATATTGCTTCTTATGTCAATACAATTCCAGCAACCACAACAACGATTACTGCTCTATCTCTGAGTTATGACATTGTGGGCACATTTGCGACTCTCACCTAACAATCATATACTATGTTTCTTGAGTCGCACCCACAAGGGCACGGACTGGTCGGACGGGAGGTTTTGGCTTTCTCATATGCGATGACTGATTGTAAATCCGTCATCAGATTTGAAATCTTCACGCTTAATTCCCTACGTTCTACAATGGATGGATGACTAAGGAGTCGCAATAAGGTTCTAAGGACGTGTTCCATTCTACTCTGCGGACGATTCTTTTTTAGACGGGAATCCATTATGACGGGTATGACCCCTCGGTTTCATAACGTCATCTTTGATGACGGGTATGACGGGTTTGACCCCTAAAATAAAAATATTGGGAGAATCGGAAATGAAAACCGTTTTTTTATCTGGAATCGTCCAAAATATTATTTTGATGCCCAAACCCGTCATACCCATCATAATTTCCGGTCGGATTTAAAATCGCATTCTGAGTAGATAATGCCGTATAAACTACGAAAGGCTCGTGGAAAAGACTTGTATTGGGTCATCACCAAGGATACGGGTAAGAAGCATAGCAAAGACCCGATGCCGTTAGAACGTGCGAAAGCCCAAATGAGAGCCTTATATGTCCATTTGCCTCAAGAAGGTGGTGGCTTCTTTGGAGATGTATGGAACGCAGTAGGCGATAAAGTAGATATGATTAAACGGGATTGGAAGGACAGAGGAATGGCGACCCTCACGGGAACGAATTACACGGGAGCATTCAACCGTTTAGATGATGAATACCTCCGCACCCATCCACCCACAGACATCATTGACGAAGGAGCATTAGCCCACGATTTGGAATACTCACGCCTCGCCAAACTACGCAAAGAAGGCAAGACCTCCAAAGAAGACTTAGATAGAATGATACGTGAATCCGATGAGAAGTTCCTACAAAACATCCGTGATAATTGGACGGCGAACCCGTGGGCGGGTGCGTTGGGCTATGCGGGAATCCGAGGCAAGAACAAACTGGAAGATGAAGCGGGATTGGATAGGAACTTATTTGTGGGAGAAGGCATCCCTAAAGGAATGAAACTATCCGTCTTACACGGCTCGGGCAAAATCGCACCCGACCCAAAGCATCTGAATATGTTTGAGTTCTTTAAAGGCACTGGCTCTATTGGAAAAGTAGCGAAGCGACTCGGTTTTAACGTAGTGTCGCTGGATTTAGAATCAAAATACACTCCCGACATTGAAGCGAATATACTCCATTGGGATTACAAGAAGTGGGCAGAAGAAAACAAGTTTGTACCCGACTACATCTGGGCATCCCCTCCTTGTAATACGTTTAGCGTCATTGCCTACCGATTCAAAGAACGAAACACCAAAACCGCCGTCCCTACCTCTGACCGTGCGAAAGAAGGCACCGCCATTCTACATAAAACCATTGAAATCATCAAGTACTTTCAATCTAAGAATCCGAAACTCCTCTACACGATTGAGAATCCCCGTGGAATGATGCGACACGATGCGGAAATCAAGAAACTGCCGAACCGTGAAACAACACTCTATAGCCTCTATGGCGATTTCAAACACAAACCCACGGATTTCTGGAGCAACTTCCCTATGAACCTCCGACCGCATACGGAAAAGGTCAATCGCAAGGGTGTCATAGCAAACCTCACCAACCTACCCACCATTGAACAACGCTATTCCATCCCCTCCAAACTCGTCAAAGCGATTCTTACACGGGCAAAAGAAGACTACGGCTCTGAACCCGTAATGAAAGGAAGTGGATTCTTTGGCGACCTATGGAACTCCGCCCGAACTGCCTTTCACGTGGTAAAAAACAACGTATCAAATGTCGTATCCTCTATTAGTAATGTGGTGTCTGGTACTGCTCCTCGTAAAAATCTATCTCCTATGGTGCGTCGGGTCTTGGCTGATGATGGGAATAAGCCAATTATTGAACTCTTTGTGCGTAGAGAACCCATCCAATCGGGACTTAATACCGCCCTCAATGTCATCTCGCTTGGTAAATGGGACGACTTGCGTAAGAAATACTCGTATGACAAGTTCTTCCATCTCCAATTAGAATGCGTTGTCGCCGTCAGTCCCACCACTCAACACCGATTCACCATTGAAAAAAATGCCGTCATTGAGATTCATAATGCCTCTCCTTTGAATAAGGACTCGGAAACAATGCCCGTTCCCTTTCATCGCCCCCTTACAATGAACGATTTGATTGACGGTGCGAAGCGTGTGATGGGTGATAAGTTTCTGTATTATGATGCCTTCCGTTGTAATTGTCAAGACTTTGTAATGGGTCTTCTAACGGGAAGCGGATTAGGGAATCCGCAAATCTATTCCTTTGTGAAACAACCCATTGATACATTAGTAGAAGAAGTCCCGTCTTGGACAAGTAGAATCGCTCGTGCTTTAACGGATTTGGGAGGCATAGCAGACGTGGCTCAACACGGGCAAGGGGTTTCTAAACCAATGCCTCGGTTATTAAAGCAATTACACGAATGGAGAGTGAATCCAATGGACTATCTTGCCGTAGCGAAGAAGAAGGCTCACGAACAAGGACTCGCCGATAATATGTTAAGTTTCAGCACTGATGAGAAACATAAGTTTCAGATTCCTAATGTGGATGGTAAAATCATACGCTTTGGTGCGGTAGGATTAGGAGATTACCTTTTGTACTCTCTGATTCACGACCCGAAGAAGGAACAACATAGGGACAACTACCGCAAACGAGCGACAAAGATAAAGGGCGATTGGGCGAAAGACCCCTACTCTGCGAACTCATTGGCCATATCAATTCTATGGTAGAGGACTCGGCAGAACCCGTAAGGGTAATCGTGGGATAATGAATACAACCTTTGATTGTAGCAACTACATCAAGATAGGACATCTTCTGTTCTATATTGATATAACAAGGAAGGATATACATACGCTTAGTATTTGAGAACTGCCCACTGACAGACAAGACCCGAGCCCGGGTTAGTAGCGACTGCCGAAGAACGAATGGTAAAACCTACACCAGCTTGGAGGCACACTGCGACGGACTGTGTGGCTGGGACAACGCCGTTGTCAGAAACTGCGGAGGCGACTACAACCGAAGAAGCAGTGATACTCGCATCTACGACTGCGATTAACTGAAGGTTCTGAGGAATAGTAGCTTGACCGGAGCGCAATAGAATCGGAGATGCGGGGGCTCCAGATAGAATAAACGCTGACGACATCTTATACTATGTGGCGATATTTTATTTTTTTTGATTTATCCCTTTAAAGGGTTCGGATTCTCTGAATCCTTTACATCAAACGGGAAGCCAACGACTTCTTACCGCCCGTACCACCGCCCGTGCCGTAGCCCACTGTATCCAAACCCGACTTCACCTTACCGAGGAAGCCCGACTCTGGGAGCAGACCCTTAACGGCCGAAACGAGAGGCTTGGTGCTGGAATAGATGTCCTTTGCCTTAGACAAGATGTTGCCGAGAGCCGAGAACGAGAAGCCACCGACCATACGGTCAAGCTCGGAGCGAACACCCATTGGGGCAAGAGGAGCAGAGATGATGTCTTGCTCGGACAGAACGCCCTTAATGATGCGGGACGAACCACGAATGGACTCAAAGAAGCCCGAGTTTGCGGTAATGACATACAACTGAGGAGTTTGAGCGACATCTGATGTATTCTTAACAGTGATGTTAAACTGGAGGGTGAAGTTGCCGACGAGCGAGGGGGCTTGACCGGACTGAAGGGTAATGTCTTGCGATGGCTTGAGTACCAGCACTGAACCAACCAGAGGAATGGTCTGACCTTGCTGACGAGCGGCATAGGCACCAATGGCGGGGTAAGAACCAGCCGAGGAGTGGGCTTGACCGATGAAGTTGCTCCAATCCATTTCTAAGCCGTTCTTCACGGACATCTGATACAACTGCTCAGTGCTCATACTGCTCAAAAGCCCGGAGAAGTTATCAAAATTGACACTTAGTGGCTGTGCTACATTATCTTGTGATGTAGCCAATGGGAAATACCAATCGCCATCATTGACACCGTAGGAGGATGGCTTGGCGAAGACAATCAGCAAATCGGGAATGGCGGGGAGAGTAATGGTCTGCGAGATGATTTGTCCCGTCGCACCCGGAGCAATTGTACCGTTCTGATACTGAGTTATGTAGCGTGGAAATTCCATATACGGCACACAAGATTTTGGTGGTAGAGGAACATCCAATGATGGGGTAAGGAACTGTACGTTCAATTTAGAGTTCTGAAAAACGTTTCCGCCCAGCACGTTGGTGTTGTAGGCGACACCCGACAGAACACGACCCGCACGAGCGCACTGACGAATGACACGGCTGGGGCTTGACTGGAGGTTCATAATCAATTGAATGTTGTTCAGACCGAACAGACCCGTATCCCATTCATACTCATCCGAGAAGACGAAGGGCGACAACACAATCGGCTCGGTAGAAGCCCAGCGGAAGTAAATGGTATGAACCAGACCGTTATTCACGGCAGACTGAAAGGTCGGAATACCATTGACACACGCATAGGTGGCTCCCACAAAGGCGGGAGAGGCGGTGCCAAGCGGAGTGCCCGTGGAGTCAGTAAAGACGAGCTGAGGCAATGAACCGTTATTGACGTTGTCATACATCACGGTGCCGTCGTAGGCTTGGAGAGGATTGCCGAGGCATCCGTAGGCATCATTGTAATTGGCGAACTTGTCCATCTGAGTCGCAGCCGTACGAACGAGGCGGTTCTTCTTCTTATCCGCCAAACGCAGAATGGGGTACATTACATCTTGGGAGTTGATTACAGAAGTTGTGTCGTTGATGGTGGCGCTAATGGTAGAGCATAGAGAGTTCAAAGGGAGCATCGCAAGGGCAAAATCACGACCCGGGACGATGAGGGAATCGCCGTTGGTGGGGAGGGACGACAAGGTAAGAGTGGAGGTCATATAGCAAGTGCTTGACCACAGAACCTTTCTATCCACAAAAACGTTTTCACTTGGGACATACACGTTGTAAGTGTGCTGAGAAGCCGTAGCGGCAATGGCGTTGAAAGGAGCATTGGTGAGGGACAACGCACCCTTCTCCACGGCAAACTTGGGGCGGGATTGGACAATGCGTGAATCCAGAACGGCAAGTTTCTCAATGTCGGCACTCATTCTTATACTGAGGCCACAGAAATAAAAAAACGGGTGGATTCACCCCCCGTAGAGTTCATACCACTTTTTAGAAAATGCCGTTCTAAAAAATCGTATCGGGAGTCGGGAGAGGAGATGACGGGTATGACGGGTTTAGACCCTAAAATAATTTTTGGACAATGTCGGGATGAAAAAAGGGAATTGTGTTAGGAATCTCCCAATATCTTTTTTTTAGGGGTCAAACCCGTCATACCCGTCATCAAAGACCGGAATTAGATATGATGGGCTTGTTTCCCAGACACCAGTCCCTTATGTCGGAACATAATCTTGATGCTGACGGACGACAAGTTATACATATTCAATGGGTACAACTGAGAATCCAGACGGTTCTTCCAATAGACTTGAATATCCACGTTGCGGAGTTCTTGTTTAGAAGGGGCGAGAGCAGAAATACGATACTCTGCGGTGGGAGCATAGTAGATGAACTGACGGTAGAGGTCGGCTCCGCCCGGTTGTTGGTCTAAGGCAATATCCGTAATGATGGGGTCAAATGCGGATGCCGTAGTCGGTGCGGAGTTGCCCAAATTGCCTTGTCCCAGAATGTTAGGAGCAGATGCGGACTCTGTTTTGATGGGAAGGAGCGTTGTCGTAAAGACAATAGAAGAGATAGGCGACCACAAGGAATCCACACTCTTATAATCTTGCTCGTTTAACCAATAGACTTTCTGAGCCAGTAGCGGGACATAGCCCAATGGAGGCGTTCCAGACTGAGGAGGAAGGCGATAATCCGCCACATTGCTATAAAACTTGTTGCTAAACGTCATTTCATATACGTAGCCCTCGGGGACACCCACGGGGAATGCCAAATAGGTATTGCCGTCATAGGTGATGCCCAGACTGTTAAGCACAATCGGAGTATTCCAGTAAATCGTGGCAAAGTTCGCAAACATACCACCCATATTTGTATTCATAAAGAATCGCAAGGAGGGCGGGGTCTTCACACCAGCCGTTCCCACCACATAGGGAATCTCCGTGAAAGTAGTCAGACGTTGCCCAAAGCCATCCGAGTCCGCATAAACAGTAAAGCGTTGCGTGGAAGGATTATACACGACTTGAGGAGTTTGGACGATGGCTTGAAACGAGTCAAACGTTGAATACGGAAATGGGTCAGTCAAACCGACCGTGGAGTTCCATTGGGATTGAAATTGAGTGTAGAGTGTCTGATGGGCTTGTAGAATGGTCGCATTGACGAGATTGACCCAGTGTTGATACGTGAGTACCCAGTAGTAGCGACTGCTGAGGTCTTGAGATACATACGGGGTGCGTGGAGTAGGTGCGAGAATGGGGTTTTGAGTTTCGGGAACGTACGTAAGGTAAGTAGGGTTGGGGGCGATGTTAAACGCCGTTGTTCCGAGATTCGTGTTCCACGACTGCTGATACGTGAGGGCGATTGCGTAGGTGGTCAGATTGACATTGTCTTGCCCTACTGCTATGTTCGGAATAAAAAGAGGCAAATCACGATTAGCTCCGTTCATCGTGAAACGCACAATGGAGAACTCATATTGCGACGCATCCTTAAGGAGCGCCGTATCACGAGTTTCGTTGAACCGTATCTGCGGGTCAGCCGTGGCGGTCAAATTACTAATCGTATAAGACGCACCCAAATCTTGCGTATTGTTGTTGATAATATCGCAATTATAATACAAGTAGTCGGGCTGATATTGAACACCACCAACAGACTCAAATGTACCACGATTGTAAGCCATCTTCTATACCAATAGCACATATTATTTTCGCAGTTTATCAAAGGTAATGCCCGATACAAAATCGTCGGGAGTCAATCCACTGGACTCTATAATCTTGTTATATCGGTCAAGGGTGTAGGGGGCATAGAGTAGCCGTACCACACAATGCCGACCACACGTCGCCACATTATTAGACTCCTTCTGAAACTGCTTGTTGTTGTAGAATACGGGCTTCCCACTCGCTCGTAGTAAGCGGGTCAAATCGGGTCGCTCAATATCAAGCATTTCTAAACGGCTTCTTGTCATACCATCCTTTTGGGCGGTGTCCGGAGCATCCCCGTATGAATCAAAGAACTCTATCTTATTTGGACGGTTAATAAGGCACGTCCAATGACCCGACGTAGGACTCACATTAGGGAACAGAAGAATCGCCCTACCCTTCTTATCAAACATCTCATCTATGTTCTGTAGTGTCTTTAACTGAGGGTAATTCCATATCTTAATGTCATTCCCCAACATCTTACGTATGTCGTCATCTCCCAACGGGTACTGTCTTACTTGCTTAATACCTCCTTCCGCCATCTATTTGACTACATTATTTTTTGTATTGTTATAGCAGATAAGATGTCATACGCACAGTGGAATCCAACAACTACGTATGTAGTAGGTAATGTAGTAGATTATGCGGGTTTTGCGTATGAGGCCACAGCAATCAATACCGATGTATCACCCCAACCCACGACATCTATATGGAAACTTCTTACACCCGGTGGTAGTGGTGTATCGTCAATTAGTGCGGGTAATTCTAATATTACTATCGGTGGAACGTCCTCCAATCCCACCATCTCGGGAACACTCACCGCCCTTACTGGAAATGTCAGCACGGCAAACTATTCCTTCTCGGGCAACGCAACGGGCAATCCCTCCTTTGTTCTCGGTGGCGGTCAAGAGTTCAAAGTCATTACAACGGATTTGACCTCTCAGATTCTGGTAGGCAGTTCGGGCGTTATACTCGGAACGGCGGGAACGGGCTACACCGTTCAAGCCCCCACTGTCGCCACCTCAGCATCAGACGAACAAGTCGCCACTACCAGTTTTGTTAAACAAGCCAT